TTTTAAACTTTTCATTATAATAACATATAAACTTAATAACAGTCATCGCATTTTTATCTCTAAATGCCATACGAAGCATATTACTATCTTTCATTGTTTGAACGAGTGTAATACCAATAGACTTAATTTTTACATCTTCAGTTTCATGAACATTATATATATCTGGTTCATTTGTTTTTACAAGATATAAAAACTTTTGATTTTCTTCGCATTTTATAAGAGACGGTATAATTGAAATATTTATTTTTTCAGGTATTTTAATATTTTCATTGATATTATCTTCGATAGTTTTAAATTCTGTAATATCTTTTGTTTTTCTAATTACATCAACAACATTAGTTTCATCAAAATTATAAAGTTTTGGTTTATATTTTAATTCGTACGGCCATATATAAATACCTCTACAAGTATAATTAAGACTTTTTGATAATTCATAAAGAGATTCTATTGTTTCTTTATACATATTAAAGTAATTTTTTACTTTATAATTGCAAACATCAATTGTTTTGTCTGGTGTATATTGTTTATCCAATAAATTAAATATAATATTAAGTCTTTCTGGTAATGTTTTATTAATTAAATAGTTACCTTCATAACTTATTATATCATTTATAAGAAAAGTCCATGTATTATCATCACATTTTACCATTTCACCATCCAATAATGTGTTTTTAAAAAGACTTTTATCAAATAATCCTCTACCAAAAATAATACGCGGTCTTTGATAACCTGGGTGTATTTTTTTATCTATATAATACATTATCTCAATATCATTATATAGTGTAAAATAAAGATAATATCTATTGCCATTAGAACGTAAGTTCATCATGTGATTAGATAATATAAAATTAATATTTGTATTATCAAGATTATGATGATGTCTTTGTAATATTTTGATTTTATATAGAGAGTTTAATTCGTCTAATATAAGGTCTTTACAGTCATTACTTTTAATATTAAATGCGACTCTATTTGAAAAACTTATGATACCCTGCATTTTTATTTTTATTATAACATATAAATGTATCATTTTTTTAAATAATAGATAACACATTTAACATTATATTAACTCACAAGAATGTTTTATATGTATCCTATTGTTTTTTGATTAAAATTAATTAATATTCATTTCATATAACATATCTAAATTGTAATATGTCTTTATTCTTTGAAAATATATATGATTTAACGTGTAGAAAATGTGTATTATTAATAATATATGAGAATACATTGTGTTTTTTATATGTCAATTAAATTTTATAAAAAGAATAATTATCAAAATTTTATATTAATTAAATATTCGTAGTTTTTATATATAATATTCGCTAATGGTCCATTTTTTGGAATACCGTTTTTAATAAAACTATTAAACTCATCGTAAATATTAATACTATTTATTAAGTGTTTCCATATTATAAATATTAATGATAGAGGTATTAATATTTTGAATTCATTTATAAGAGAAACATTTTTGTAATAATATACATATAATATTGTCAAAGGTATTAATTTAAGTATTAAAAAAACTAAAACTTCTGTTATTAATATTTTTATACTATATTTTTTTATCAATACATATGTATATGTCAATAACAAAAAATTTACAAAAAACGATACTAACATAGTATAAAACGGTGGGTATATAATAATATATTTATTTAAAATTATAAATAAAATGAACCATAATAATATCCAATATGTAAAATAAAAGTCCAATCTCATTATTATATTATAATATATAATAATTTAATGAATTGTAATATATATATTACACATATTTGCCAATTTTTAACAGGATATACTTTTTTTAAAAATAAAAATGTTTCACCAAAATAATATATTTCTAATTGCGATAATAAACAAAAATTATTATTTAAATACCACGATATACATACTATAATTGTAATTATAGAATTATATGGAAGAAAAATTATAACTACATATATACATAAAAAATAATGTAATAAATAACAAACTAATGTAATTATATTTTTTTCTTTCATAATCAAATTATAAATGTATCCTATCTGATAATTTTAAAGATTTTGATTCATCATTTAAAGCACACAAAGGTACATTTGCTATAGGTAGATCACTCTTATTTGGTTTAATACTATAATTAAAAACTTCATAATAATTATATGTAGGATCTTCGCTTTCTACTAAATCCATAGTATATACTTCGTCTAAATCTTGTTCAAATCTACTATGTTTTTTAGATTCTAATGAAGATGGTATTATAATTTCTTCATTAAATCCTATATTATTAACAATATCCCCATTTTTATACATGTTAAAAACATTTTTATTGTCAAAATCAATATTATTTTTATTAGTAAATATAACTGGTTCTTCATCATACAATTTCACTAATGTATGAGGTTTTGCATATTTTTTTTCATCTATTTTGACAAAAGGTCTATAATTATTTTCAAATATATTTTCATCATGTGGGAAATATGTTTTTATATTTTTAGTTTTAATTCGTATGGTATAATAATATATTGCACTTATTGATATTAAAATAATAAATAAAATTAACATATTTTTAACAATAGATAAATATTCAGTTTTCATAATATACTTTATTACTATATTAAAATAATATTTTAATCATCATCTTCAACAAACATAAGTTTTTTTTTATTATCTATATCTTCAATATTATCATTGTCATAATTAATTTTTTCATTATCTTGATAATATGATACTTTAAACTTATTTGAATTATAAAATTTCATTCTTGCTGATGCTTTTCTTTTGAAAACGTACAAGTCGTCTTCTATATCTATACACAAAGGAATATATTTTCTCTGTTGGGGTGTTTCGCGAAGAATACGCCCAATTGACTGTTGGATATCAGAAATTGGAGAAGCGAATATTAAAGTATTCAAAGAAGGTACATTAAATCCTTCAGATGCTAATTGAAATGTAGCGAGAATAATTTTTTTTTCAGCAGATTTATTTAAATCAACTTGTTTCATTCCACCGACGTAATAACCATAATCTTTATCAGCAATATTTTCATTTATAATAAACTCTTCAATATTTTTAAGTTGTTTCCTTCTTTCGCTTAAAATTAATATGCGACGTTCTGGTTCTTTTTTCAAAATATCTTTTAGAATACTAATAATATATTCTATTCTTGGTGCAAAAGAACAAATATTGTTAATCATAGCTGCAATATTATCTCTACCATTCCACATCTTATGGACTGTGGAGTAATCTACATGTGTTTCAGAGTATTTATGTACTCGTACATCAACATCTATTAACTCTTTATTCTTTAAAATATACACAGACTTTCCTATATAATATTCAAATACTTTTCGCAAACCATCTTTTCGGTCTAATGTTGCCGATAACCCTAAAATTATTGGATTATTTAGTTTTTGAAAAGCACGACAAAATACTTTTGCACCAGCATGATGAACTTCGTCGATAATTACAAAACCAATATCTCTAAAAATATCCAAATCATAATCTCGCATTGCCAAAGACTGTAAAGAAGCAATAATTATATCTTTGTTTTCAACGTCTACTTTATTTTGTTTAATACTTCCAATTCTTGCTTCGGGAGCAAACTCTTTAACTGTATCTAAAAACTGTTGATTTAAAAAGTCTTTGTGACTAACAAACATAGTTTTTTTCTTAATTTGACAAGCAATATATAAACTCATTATAGTTTTTCCAAAACCACAAGGGACTGATATTATCCCTCCCATTTTAAGAGGATTATATGCAACTTCTAAAAACTTTGATACAGGTTCTAATTGAGTGTCTCTTAATTTACCAATAAAATTAAGAGAAATATCTTCACCGCCTGTTAATCTATTAACATACGGTTTCCCATAATTGCAAAGTCCATAATATCTTGGAATATATATTCTTTTAGATGTTTCTTTGTATAATATAAAAGACATATCCTCTCCTTTATTATTTCCCATATCAAAATTAACTTTAGGTTTCATTGTTAAATTATTACGTAAATTTTTTAATTCTTCATCATTCATTGTTGATTTTGCTATACTATATCCATTTATTGATAACATTATTGTTATATTATTAATACATATATAGATATCTATCATTTTTTTATATGAAATTATAATAGGATAAACTAAAAATTAATGATTATAATTAATGGATTTAGATTAATATCGCTTATTATATTATTTATAGTATTTATAATAAAAGATATACAATTCAAAAAATTATTTAAAGACCCTTTAATGCAACTATATTTTGCAATAATTTGCATTACAATATTAATGTTAATAGATAATATAACTGGTTTTATTTTAACAATTAGTCTTTTATTGATATACTTTAGAATATATACAAATGAAATTAAAAATAAAACTGATAAAAATAAAACTGTCGCAAAATTTACAAATGATGTAGATATAGATAAATGCACTATTGAAGCACCTTCTATAAAAAGTATAGTTGAAAATGCTACAGATTGTAACAAAGTTCCATATATTACAGAAGAAAACTTATTGGCCGCACAAACAAATATTTATAATATTGATAATTATGATACAGAGATTGGTGAATTATCCAGTGAAATTAATGCTGGACCTTTATATAATTCACAAGGGCTAGATAATAATAATAATCATTTACGTGGTTACGATACATACAATACAATATTGGGTACTATGAACTATAATATATACGAGTAATATTATTATTATAATATTTTTATAATAATAGATATTGTTAAAAATATGAAGGAACAATTTGTATCAAATAATGAGAATGATGAAATAGTAAAAAATATTTTTATAACTTTTGGATTTTCAGTATTAAGTATAGTTATTGTATTGTTTTTATTATGGGGGTATTATAATTCAGATAATAAATCATTATTTATAATAATATATTCTGTATTTATATTGTTATATTGTGTTGTAATAATATCAATTGTTGCAATGGATAAAAAAAATTATGATACAACATCATATACTATAATATTTTCAACTACAATATTTACAATATTTATTACATTTTTTGTATGTATTTTATTTATTTATAAATTTTTTACTATGAAAACTATAAATAAACCTAATGTATCCGAACAAGTAATAAATTATACATATAGATAGATTATCAAACATATTGAAATAATATTAGAGTATATAGAATTACAAACAAAGAAAAAGATTTAATATATATGTCAAAAACATTAAGATTTTCTTGTAAATATTCAGGTAATTTTTCGTATAAAGTATTAATTAAGCCTGTGTTATATATTAATATAGATAAAATTACTATTACTAAACTCTTTTTTATAACATCAAACTCTATATTAAAATATGGAAAATTTTCATTTTTTTCTGATAAAACAATCTTATTTGTATCATTATTTTGTTGTTGCATTTGCTGTTGTTGAATTTGTTGTTGTTGCATTTGTTGTTGTTGCATTTGCTGTTGTTGCATTTGTTGATTTTGCATTTGCTGTTGATACATTTGTTGTTGTTGGAGTTGTTGTTGTTGAGGTTGTTTGTTATCTTCGTTATTTTTAGAACTCATCAGTTCTTCTCTAAATTCATTAAGAACATCTTGTACGATTGGATCATTAATGTCACTTTGGTCTGGAGATGTTCTGTCAGTTTTCAATGGTAATGTTGAAGTTGGTGTTGACATCGTAACCTTCTTAATCTATAATATTATATTATATTTTGATTATTATATTTATAACGCAACAATAAATATAATATTTATTTTTTTAACTTCTTTTTACATTTACCAGTTTTAACATCTCTTTCTTCGTCATCTTTGCACTTATTAACAAATCTACCAGTTAAAGGATTTACCTCTTTACCTTCGGGACATTTAATATCGGCTATATTTTCTAGTTTATTTATTTTAATTGATTTACAAATACCAGTTGCTGGGTCTCTTATTTTTCCATCTTCGCATTTTTTAACACATCTTCCTGTCAGAGGATTTATTTCTTTACCTTCAGGGCATTTTATATTTTTGATATCAACAACTTTTAAAACATTTTCAACTTTAGGTACATCAGGTTTTATTTCATCTTCTTGAATGACAGATGGTTTCTTAGTAATTTTAGGTATAGTTGATATAATAGCAACTTTAGGTACATCAGGTTTTATTTCATCTTCTTGAATGACAGATGGTTTCTTAGTAATTTTAGGTATAGATGGTATAATAGCAACTTTAGGTACATCAGGTTTTATTTCATCTTCTTGAATGACAGATGGTTTGTTAGTAAATTTTGGTATAGATGGTATAATAGCAACTTTTGGTACATCAGGTTTTATTTCATCTTCTTGAACGGCAGATGGTTTGTTAGTAAATTTTGGTATAGATGGTATAATAGCAACTTTAGGTACATCAGGTTTTATTTCATCTTCTTGAACGGCAGGAACATTTACAATTTTAGAAACTTTAACAACCTTTTTTACTTTAGCAACTTTTTCTATTTTTATAGTTTTACAAATACCAGTAACAGGATCTCTAATTTTTCCATCATCACATATCTTTACACATCTTCCCGTAACAGGATTTATTTCTTTTCCTTCAGGGCATAAAACATCCTTTTTAGTTTTCTTAACCTTATTATTAATTACATTAGCAAGCGAAGGTCTTGGGATAATAACTCTTTCATCTAATATTATATTTTCATATGTATATAAATCAGGTATATTATTTTTTACAGGGCATTTTAATTTTAAATAGTTGTATAAAGATATTTTTGTTTTTTCGTTTTGAAAAATAGTTTTTAAAGCATTTTTTTCAGTTAAAAAGTTTTCATATTCATTTTTATCACGCACTCTTTTATTCTCATAATTTGTAACATATCTCTCTTTTTTTTTTAAATTTTCTAATTCGCGTTCATTAATTTTTTTAAAATAAGATTCAATGTTATTTTTAAATTTTGACATATCATTAGAATTTTTATTGGCTATATCAATAACCTCTTTTTCTATATTAAATAATTTACTCATTTAATAATATTAAGGATAAAAATAATAATTAAGGCAATATAATATCGTCAAACATACTTTTATAAAAGGTTTGCAAACTTTCTTCTGGATTCATTTGGTCTTCGTAAAAACTTCTTGGCACATATTTTACAACTACCTTATCATTTTCACATACAGATTTATTACTATAATATCCTTGAATTATCAATAATATACCTATAAATAAAAAAAATATAGCAATTGCTTTCATACTTAATAATACTAAATAAGAAAAAAAATAATAACAACTTTTACCTACACATAATAAAAGAGTTTATTTATGTCTATCACCCCAAACATCTACATTTTCAATACTAGACCTAAGCGAATCAAGTTCAATATTAGTACTTGCATCACTATCAATTTCTTCATTTACAGAAGCTGCATTAGACGCCACCTTGTTTTTACGGTCTTCAAAAATAACATCCTTATCATCCATATTTTTCTTATATTCTTTCATTAGAGTATTAAGTTGAGTTTCTGAATATTCTTGATTATCTAGACACTCGGGATTTGGTGACCAAGGACACCAACAACCAACTTGTGCAATATAAATATTAAACTTGGTGTCAATCTTCTTTAAAAACTCACTGCGATTTTTTGCTTCATCAAGTGTATCAAAAGTTCCTCTAACTTTAATACCCCGCATTGATGTAACAAAATTATTATCACGATGATAACTCTGTTCCAATTCCTCGTTATTTACAGATTTATAAAATGTATATTGTTCATTCATTTCTTTTGCGTCAAAAAGATAAGAATGATTTTCCTTTATATTATCAACCATATCTGCAGAATCAGGGAACTTTTCTTTAATACCTTGGAATAAATCTTTCATATCTTTACCAAACTTATCAATAAACTTACTCAAGAAATATAAGTCTTTTTTTACAATAACATCTTCTGGACTTAAAAAAGACAAAAGTACATAATTTTGCCCACGAATAGGTTTATCTTCGTCGAGATAATCAGTTTCTTTTGAAGTTACAAGAACAGATTTGTCTTTATCATCCATATTTTATTATTTCTATTTATAATATGTAATATAATTTAAATCTTATATATATTTTAAATAATATTAATTAAAAATATGAATATATATATTTAAAGTGATGGAATAATATCATAATTTAATTCAATGCATATATTTTTCCATATTTGATCTTGAACGTATAGTTTTTCCCGACTTTTCAACAATGGAAAATATTTAAGATATTCGTTTAAACCAAGTATTTGAAAAAACTTATAGAGAACATAACTGTATGATAAAAAATTCTTTCTGTCTTTCGGACAATGTTTTAAAAATGGTGCTTGTATACTTCTAAACATATTACATAACTTTTCTTCTAACTCTGGACTGAATTGTGGTGTTGGTATTCCGTTAATTCTATTAATTATATAATTAATATGTTCATAATATTTATTTATTCTTAATCTTTTTAGAATATCCCTCATTTTGACATAAGTTATACTTTTTAAATCAATAATTTTCTCTTTTTTAATTTCCGTTAATATTTTTTCAAAAATATCATCAGGGATATCCGTACTTTCTTTTCCTTGAACTTGATTACACCATTCTCTAAAATGATTAATTCTCTTATAACAAAAATGAGAGGTATCTTTAGTGTTTTGTTTTAAAATCGGTCTATTTTGTTCTACTAATAACAATTCTTGATAACCACACATATTACATATCATTATAGCATCTTGTTGCAAGCATGTCATTTGATTATTGCATACTTTGCATATTTCTATATTTTTATCTTCAACATTTCTTACGTATTGCTTATTTATTATAGACATATATTTATCAACAAGAGTACTCTTGTCATATAAAGTATCTTCCGTATTATTCGAATCTATATTTTGATCTGTTTTAGAATTTATATTTGAATTATCGTCTTTAATATTCGCGGATGTATCAATAGTATCGTAATTATCTGCTGTTATATTTTTTGAATCTATATTATTAAGAGCATCCAATACATTTATAGTAGTTGCTGTAACGATACTTCTCTTTTTTTTTGAATCATTTTTATATATTTTAGGTTGTCTATTTAATAGTTCACTTGTAGAAACAATTGTATTTTGTTGTTCGTTATTTTGATAATTATTTATATCAGATTGTTTATCTACAGTTTCGTAATATTGAAATAATATATAACTTGTATTTTTATAATAATCTATTTCATCATAAGTATTTAACTCTTTAATTGACATTTTAAGTTCAGACATTTTTTCTCTCAAAATAATATTCTTCGACCATAGCAAATTACCTCTTTCTTTATCGGTAGTTATATTGCAACTTTCTAATTCGGTCATAATAATACCTATTTCATTTTCATAATTTGATAATAATAAATTATATTCTTCTTTTTGTTTATCACTGTCTTCGAAACCTTTTATTATATTATTATGCATAGCATCAAGTGTAAAAGTATCGTTGTTATCATTCGATATCTTTTTCTTTGACGATTTTTCTTTGAACATCATTATAAATATTTTATTAAATAAAAGGTTTATATGATAAAATTAAATATTTCAACTCGTTATATTATTCATATTTTTTTCTCCTCTAATAGTATAAAGTATATAGCGTAAATGGGTGGTGGTCTTCTTCAACTAGTAGCTTATGGTGCTCAGGATGTTTATTTAACAGGTAATCCCCAGATTAC